ATCAAAATCAGGCGCTGTAGCCGAACCAACTGATAACAAGTTCAACTATGTAACTATGTTGTTACATGGTAATGGGACTAATGGCGCTCAGAACAACACATTTGTAGACTCATCTACTAATAACTTTACGATTACTCGTAATGGAAATACTACTCAAGGAACATTCAGTCCTTATGGTAGTAACTGGTCTAACTTTTTTGATGGTACTGGAGATTATTTAAGTTTAGCTGACAACGCTGCACTCCAATGGTCTACTGGAGACTTTTGTGTAGAAGCATGGATATATCCAAGTAGCGTTTCTGGTAGCAAAGCTATTGTATGTAAAGGCACAAACAATACTGGAACATTTGACTTGGGGTTATATGGTGCAAAAATTGAACTTTATACAAATGCATTAGTATTTAGTTCATCAGCATCTTTATCTGCAAATACTTGGACTCATGTAGCAGTTACTCGTTCTGGTACAACTTTGCGTTGTTTTATAAATGGCGCTTTAGATACGACAGTAACATCAAGCTATAACTTTAATAATGCTGGCACTTTTTATGTTGGTGTATATGGTAGTGGTTCAGTAAACTACTTTAATGGCTATATGTCAAATGTAAGGTGCGTTAAGGGTTCTGCAGTTTATACATCCGCTTTTACACCAAGCACTACGCCACTCACAGCAATCACCAATACATCATTGCTAACTTGCGCTGATAACAGATTTATTGATGACAGCACAAACAACTTCACCATCACAAAGAATGGCGATGTAAGCGTCCAACGCTTCAGCCCATTTGCTCCTACATCTGCCTACTCCACAAGCGTGATTGGTGGCTCTGGGTACTTTGATGGTACGGGTGACAGACTTTCTTCTCCTGCAAATACCGCAATTGATTTATCAACTGCTGATTTCACAGCTGAATGTTGGGTGTATCCAACAAGTTTTTCTTCAACAAAAGCTATATTTGTTTATCAAAATGCCGATGCATCAAATACCAATTACGGATATTGGCTAACTGTCAAAACAACTGGCGTTGTAAGATTTGAAAATTTTAGCGGAAGTTCTCAAGTTGGATTTGATTCAACAGTAGCAATGAATCTTAATACTTGGAATCACATTGCAGTTACAAGAACTGGTACAAGTGCAACGACTTATGTAAATGGAGTAGGAACTTCAGGTACAGTTTCAGCAACTTTTAATGCTCCAAGTGGCGCTATTCTTAATATTGGTGATAACTTTGGAGCAACTTTTGGAAGTTCAAATCCTTATTCTGGATACCTTTCAAATTTGCGTATTGTTAAAGGTACTCGTGTATATACGGCAAACTTCACGCCTCCAACAGCGCCTCTGACTGCAATAACAAACACATCATTATTATTAAATTTCACCAACGCTGGCATCTTAGACAACGCCATGATGAACGACTTAGAAACTGTGGGTAACGCACAGATTTCTACAAGCGTTAAGAAGTATGGTACTGGCTCGATGTATTTTGATGCAACAGCCGACAGATTGGTTGCAGCATCAAGTCCAAACATTGCTTTTGGTACGGGTGACTTTACTGTTGAGTTTTGGTTAAATTCTAATAATGTTGCATCTGCTAACCAAAGAGGCGTAATACAAACATCAGATACTTCAGGTGGTTTAAAAGCGGGATATACAACAGGAATTGCTATATATCAAGGTGGTAATGCTACTGGTGGCGCTTTAAATGGTGGAATTACTGCTAATGTCGCTGGTACTTTTTTAGGAAGTTCAAGCGCAGTCATAACAACTAGTACTTGGTATCACATTGCACTTGTTAGATCATCTGGTACATCTACTATATATGTAAATGGAACTTCTGTAGGGTCTGCAACAACAACAGGAAATTGTTCGGGTCAATTTGTTTGCGTTGGCGGGTATTACGATACAACCTATTTATATGATGGCTATTTAGACGATTTACGCATTACCAAAGGTTTTGCTCGTTATACAAGTAACTTTACAGCACCTACAGCAGCTTTCCCAGATAAAGGATAAAACATGGACATTGCAAAACTAGACAATGGAAATATCGTAGTTGGCAACTATAAAGAGTTGTTCCCAAATACATCTTTTCCAATTACAGGCCCTAATGATGACTTCTTTACTGAGAATAACTGCTTAAAAGTTAGTCAGTTTAAGGCTCACGATAGGGCTACTGAGATGCTTGTTGGATGCGACCCATACGAGGAAAATGGCATTGTTTATACAGTTACTGTTCAAACTAGACCAGAACCAGAAGTTATTGAGGCTTCTCAAGGTGCAGATTCCGTATGACCCCAGAATTGCAAGCCTATTACGAGGCTAGATTTACAATGATGGCTACCGAAGGGTGGAAAGACCTTTTGGAAGACATTGACAATATGATTGAACCTTTGAATAATATATCTACAATTGAGGACGAAAAAAGTCTACAATTTAGAAAAGGTGAACTTTCTATTCTCACATGGCTGAAAAACTTGAAACAAGTCAGCGAAAGAGCCTACGAGGACTTAAATGAGAAGAATGTTTGATTTCGTCTGTGAAAACGGACACAGAACAGAAAGATTGGTTGATTATGAGGCAACCAGTCTAATGTGTGAGTGCGGAGCTACAGCCAACCGAACTCTCTCAGCGCCAGCTTTTAAGTTAGAAGGTTGGTCTGGTCATTTCCCAACTGCCCATGGCAAGTTTGAGAAAAGCCATACTGACAAGCTAAAAAGCGAACGCAAACTCAACTCATAAGCAATAGTGCCGAGTTGAATCTCCTACAACCGATTAACGGCAGGAAAAAGGAAAAATATGTTGATTGATAATGACAAAGAATTGCCTGGTGAGTTAGAAATCGAAGAGCAAAAAATTGCTTCTAAACCAGACCTCCCTGAAAAATACAGGGATAAAAGTCTGGATGAGATAGTAAAGATGCACCAAGAGGCTGAAAAGCTAATTGGAAAGCAAGCTCAAGAGGTAGGCGAAGTTAGAAAACTAGCCGATGAACTTATTAGACAGAACCTTGGGTCTAAACAACAACAGATTAAGCAGGACGAGCCTGAGATTGACTTTTTTGAAGACCCAAAGAAGGCAGTTCAAAGGACAGTTGATAGTCACCCTGACATTGTAGCTGCGCGTCAAGCAACGCTAGAAATGAAAAGGACACAGATTCAACAAAGGTTAGCGCAAGATCACCCTGATTTTGGCGATATTGCTAAAGATCAGGATTTTGCAAACTGGGTTAAATCTAGCCCTGTTCGCATTGAGTTGTTCAAGCGAGCCGATGCTGAATATGACTATGATTCTGCCAATGAATTGTTAAGCACTTATAAGCAACTTCGTGGCGTTAAGAAACAGCAGAGTGAAGCATCTAATGAAGCTACACGCAAGCAGAATCTTAAAGCAGTAGGAGTTGATGTAGGTGGTTCTGGCGAGTCATCAAAGAAGGTTTATCGTAGGGCTGACCTTATTCGGCTAAAAATGCAAGACCCTAATCGTTATGATGCATTAAGTGATGAAATCATGGCAGCATACGCAGAAGGTCGTGTTCGTTAAAATTTGTTTTAGGAGATTTAATCATGGCATATCCAACCCCAGCAGTAACAGTAACCACAGCAGCAACCTTCATTCCTGAAATTTGGAGTGATGAAATTGTTGCCGCCTACAAGAAGAACCTTGTATTGGCAAACATCGTAATGAAGATGAGCTTCAAGGGCAAGAAAGGTGACACAGTTCACATTCCAGCTCCTACTCGTGGTTCAGCATCAGCTAAAGCGGCTTCCACAGCCGTTACTCTGATTGCCGCTACCGAGACTGAAGTTCAAGTTTTGATTAACAAGCACTATGAGTACTCACGCTTCATTGAGGACATCGTAGAAGCACAAGCATTGAACAGCTTGCGTCAGTTCTATACTGCCGATGCTGGTTATGCTTTGGCTAAACAAGTTGATACTGATCTGATCCAATTGGGTCGTGCCTTCAATGGCGCTACTGTTGGTACAGATGACTATGCAACTAGCAACACTACCACCAAGGCTTTCATTGGCTCTGATGGTACTACTGCTTACAACAGCACTAGCTCCAATGCCGCTGCTTTGACTGATGCTGCTATCCGCAGAACCATTCAGCGTTTGGATGACAATGACACTCCTATGGATGGTCGTTTCTTCATCATTCCTCCCTCAAGCCGTAACACTTTGATGGGTCTTGCCCGTTATACCGAGCAGGCTTTTGTGGGTAATGGCGATGCAATCCGCAATGGTGAAATCGGTCAACTGTATGGTATCCCCGTGTTCACAACAAGCAATGCTGACTTCGGTGCTGGTAACTCTGGCGCTGACCGCATCTGCTTGATGGGTCACAAAGACTCTATGGTTCTGGTTGAGCAAGTTGGTGTTCGCTCACAAACTCAGTACAAACAAGAGTACTTGGCTACTCTGTTCACATCTGACACATTGTATGGTGTGAAAGCTATGCGTACTGCCGCTACAACTGGTGCAGCTTTGTCTTCCAGCGCTTACGCTCTGGCAGTTCCAGCCTAATAGTTGCCTTTTCCCCTCGCCTTAATCGGTGGGGGGATTTTTTCTTAATCTAGGAGGAATCTAATATGGCAACCGCATCATCGGTAACAACTCGCAGAGGCAACGACCAGTTTCGTGGTCTTTTCAGCGACACATGGGCTGTGACAGCAATCTTGAACGCAGGTTCTTTGGTTGATGGCGCAGGCGAAACAGACGATATCACTATCCCTGGCGTAGCCTTGGGTGACATGGTTCTGGCTGCATCTTTGGGTGTGGATTTGGTTGGTTTGACAGTTACAGGCTATGTCTCTGCTGCAAACACAGTTAAATTCCGTATCCAGAATGAGTCTGGTTCAACTGCTGACTTGGCATCTACAACAATGCGAATTGTTGTGGCTCGCATGGTCTAATAAAGAGGGGGCTAAAAACCCCCTTTTTTTCGGAGAATATATGGCTACTTATCGTTGTCTTCAAAGTGGGCAAACTGTGACTTTTACCTATCAACATGATATTGATAGCATGAAGGGTCATCAAGGTTATGTCAGAATTGACCAAGAAGAAGTTGAGAACAACGATAAGCCGCTAGTGCTTGCTCCACCAACCCCTATCAAAAAGCCTGGTAGACCCCGAAAGATAGCAAATGTCTGAGATTGATCCAAGAGAGTTTGGCAAACTTGAAGCTCAAGTTGAGGCTCTCCAATTAGAAGTTCATGCCTTGCGTCAAGACATTAAAGCCCTTTTAGAGATGGCTAATAAGTCTAAAGGCGGTATGTTCGTTGGAATGGCTATCGCATCTGTTGTAGGCGGTATCATTTCTTTTGTTGCCACTAAGATTATTCGATAAGGAAATATCATGCCACAAGTAGGAAGCAAGAAGTTCCCATATACAGAAAAAGGCGAGAAAGAAGCCAAGGAATACGGGAAAAAGAAGGGTATTCCAGTAACTGTGATGATTGCTATTGGTAAGCCAAAAATGAGAGGTATGCCTACTCGTGGTGGCAGAACAGCAACAAACATGAAAAAGACTGGTCGTGGCAAATGAAAAAGACTAAAGCTGAAGCCAAAATCTCAAAGGTTATGCGTGAGTACAAGTCTGGAACACTTCATTCTGGCAAAAAAGGCCCTGTAGTTAAATCAAGAGACCAAGCAGTTGCTATTGCTTTGTCAGAGGCAGGAAAATCTAAACCAAAGGCTAAAAAATGAAACAAGAACTCTACGCAAATATCAATGCCAAACAAGCAAGAATAGCGGCAGGGTCTAAAGAGAAGATGAGAAAGCCTGGTACAAAAGGCGCTCCTACTGCGGCAGACTTTAAGGCGGCTGCTAAAACAGCTAAGAAAAAGAAATGAAATCTCCAACTTGGCAAACAAAAGCAGGAAAAAACCCCAAAGGGGGCTTGAACGCCAAGGGCAGAGCATCTTATAATACAGAAACAGGTGGCAATTTGAAGCCACCAGTAAAGTCGGGCGACAACCCTCGAAGGGCCTCCTTTTTAGCACGCATGGGCAATATGCCTGGGCCTGAGATGAAAGATGGGAAGCCTACCCGACTTCTCTTATCTCTGAAGGCTTGGGGTGCATCGTCCAAAGCTGACGCTAAAGCTAAAGCAAAAGCGATCTCAGAGAGGAATAAGAAATGACAACCTATTTACAAGCAGTCAACGATGTGCTTGTTCGCTTGCGTGAAGAGGAAGTCTCTACTGTTTCCGAAACTCCTTACTCAACATTGATTGGCAAGTTTGTCAACGATGCAAAGCGTCATGTGGAAGATGCTTACGAGTGGAATGTTCTTGGTACAACCTCTACCATTACAACGACATCTGGGACTTATTCTTATTCCTTGACTGGTTCAGGGCAGAAATTCCGTGTCCAAGATGCCATCAACTCTACAAGCAAAATTGGTATTGACAACATACCATTTGCGACAATGAATCGTTATTTGAACTTTGGCACTCCGTCAAACTCAATTCCACAGTATTACACCTTTGATGGCGTTGATTCAAATGCTGACACCAAGGTTACATTGTTTCCAGTTCCTGATGGCGTATATACCATCAAGTTCAGCTTAGTTGTTCCTCAAGCTGTTTTATCTAGTGACAGCACAGTTATCTCTGTCCCTGCTGAATTGATTGTTCAGAACGCTTATTCAAGGGCTTTGGTTGAGCGTGGTGAAGATGGTGGATTGAATTCTTCAGAGGCTTATCAACTGTATAAGTCTATGTTGTCCGACTACATTGCTACAGAAGCTACTCGCTACCCTGAATTTGGCGTTTTTGAGGCTGTTTAATGGCTCAACCTATCCAAACCTTCAGCATCTCTGCGCCAGGCTTCTATGGCCTGAATACGCAAGATTCTCCATTGGATTTGGCATCTGGCTTTGCGCTTGTTGCTACCAATTGTGTGATTGACCAATATGGTCGCATTGGTTCACGCAAAGGCTACACAAGACTAAATTCATCAACTGGCAATCTTGGTGCTAATGATGTTGGTGTGATGCATGAGTTAGTTCAGACTGATGGCACATTGACTGTTTTGTTTGCTGGCAACAATAAGTTGTTTAAGCTCGGTACTTCTAATGCAGTTACTGAGTTGACCTATGGGGGGGGTGGTACTGCTCCTACCATTACTGCAAGCAATTGGCAATGTGCCTCTTTGAATGGAATCACCTATTTCTTTCAAACTGGTCACGATCCATTGATATACGACCCTGCTGTAAGTACAACTACTTATCGCAGAGTGAGTGAGAAGTCTGGTTATGCGGGAACTGTCCCATCAGGCAACTTGGCAATTTCTGCCTTTGGTCGTTTGTGGGTTGCTAATACATCTTCTGACAAGACAACAGTAACTTTCTCTGATTTGCTTACTGGTCACATTTGGACTGGTGGAACTTCTGGTTCATTAAATGTTAACCAGATTTGGCCTAATGGTGCTGATGAAGTTCAGGCTTTGGCTGCTCACAATGGATTTTTGTTTATCTTTGGTAAGCGTCAGATTCTTGTTTATCAAGGTGCAACTACACCATCGACAATGACTTTGTACGACACCATTGGCGGTATTGGTTGCATGGCTAGAGATTCTGTTCAGACAACTAGCTCTGATGTTATTTTCTTGTCAAACAGCGGTATTCGTTCATTGATGAGGACTATTCAAGAGAAGTCTGCTCCAGAGCGTGATTTGTCTAAGAATGTCCGTAATGACTTGATGACAGATGTTGCGGCTCAAACATTGGCAAACATTAAGTCTGTCTACTCTGAGCGTGAAGGCTTTTACTTATTGACAATGCCATCCAATAAATCTGTTTATTGTTTAGATACAAAAGTGATTTTGCAAGATGGTACTTCAAGAGTAACTACTTGGGATTCAATCACTCCTACATCTTTGTTGTCTCGTAGGAATGGTGACTTATACATTGGTAAGAATGGTTATGTTTGTTCTTATAGCGGATATTTAGACCATGAGTCTACTTATCGCATGATGTACTACACAAACAATGCTGACCTTGGAAATGTCAATCAAGTATCTATCTTGAAAAAGATTTCTGCTGTTGTCATTGGTGGCACAAGTCAGACTGTTTCAATTAAGTGGGGCTTTGACTTTAAAGCCAACTACTTGAGTGCTAATGCTTCTATTCCATCTCAGGGTGTTGCTCAGTATGGAATTGCTGAGTATGGCGCTAATGGCAGTCCAGTTGCTTACTATTCTGATGGCATTGCTTTGCAAACATTGACAGTTTCTGCAAGTGGGTCAGGAAAAGTTGTACAGACTGGTTATGAATCAGACATAAATGGAGCGCAGTTGTCGATCCAGAAAATTGAAATCCAAGCTAAGAACGGGAAGATAGCATGAGCGACTACACCAAAAGCACGAATTTTGCGACCAAAGATAATCTTAGTCCTGGCAATGCTGCAAAGATTGTTAAGGGTACTGAGATTGATACCGAATTTAACAATATCGCTATTGCAATTGCGACTAAGTTTGATTCGTCTAATGCTCCAACAGGATCGGTTGTTGGCACTACAGATACTCAAACTCTGACAAACAAGACTTTGACAAACCCAACCATCAACAACTATACAGAAGGTGTTGTTGCTATTGGTACTGTTACTAGCTCAAACACTTTGTCATTGACAAATGGTACTGTTCAGACTGCTACTTTGACAGCATCTACAGCTTGCACATTCACAATGCCTACTGCTACAGCGGGTAAGTCGTTTATCTTGTTGCTCAAACAAGCGGCTTCTACTGGTGGCGGTACTGCTACTTTTACTAGCGTTAAATGGAATTCAGCATCTGCTCCAGTAGTTACGACTACAGCGGGAAAGATGGATATTTTCTCGTTTGTGTCTGATGGCACTAACTGGTATGGAACAGTCGTACAAGGGTACACACCATAATGTTTGCCGCACTAAATACTTTTTTAACTGGTAGTTCGTTTATTACTGGTCAAGCAGAATTTACAACTGCAGGAACATACAGTTGGGAAGTCCCATTGGGTGTGTCTTCAGTATGTGTTGTCTGCGTTGGTGGTGGTGGATCAGATGGCGCTGCTGGCAGTAATTCATCATTTGGATCGTTTGTTATCGCAAATGGTGGCGGTGGTGGAACTTTTGGAAGTCCTGGTACTGGTGGTTCGGGCGGTAGTGGTAGTGGATCAGCAAGTGGTTTAGTTGTATTGACTGGTGGAGCTGGAGGCTCTGGAACAACAAATCCTTTCAATTCTCCGTCAACTGGTTCATCTGGTACTGTTTACACAGGCGGAAGCTCTGGAAGTGCGTCTACTGGTGGAACTGCAGGCGGATATAGCGGTAGTTCTGCAGTTGGTGGAACTGGTGGCAATGAAGCCACAATTCTATGCTCTGCTGCTGGTGGCGGTGGTGGCTATTGGACTGGCTCTGGTGGCCCATACGAGGCTGGTGGTGGCGGTGGCGGTGGCGCTTATATTGGAAACAATGGTTCAACCAATGGTTCGAATGGTGGCGAAGGCAAATATGGCGGCCTCGGTGGAAATTATGGCGGTGGCGGTGGCGGCATTGGTTGGAATAACTTTTCTGGCGGTGGCGGTGGAGGCGGTCTTGCTTACGCAAACAACATATATGTCTCTAATGGGTCAACAATTACTGTTGTAGTTGGTGCTGGTGGAGCTGGTAGTTATTACGATGGCGGCAGATCAGGCGCTGTTCGAATTATTTGGGGTTCTGGTAGATCATTCCCAGCGACAAATATTGGCGATTTGTAAGGAAAAATCATGGCAGTAGATCAAAAGATTATTGATAGCCTAGTTCAGCAAATTCTTGCTACTAGCGACTCATCTAAATGGGGTGGTGATGGCAAAGGTTCTGCCAAAGCCAACGCAACTGACATGGCTAACATTCTTGCAAAAGCGGGAATTACTGATGTCAAGCAACTTGGTGTTAAGCAAGAAGTTATCCCTGCTATGTATGGTGAGGGATTGAATGAGCCTGAGCGAGTTGTCAATAAGTACTTTAACAAAGCAACAGGCAAAGAACTTGATAACACCTATGGTGAAAGACAAATTGGTAATTTCTTTGGCGGTACTTATACGGGCAAAGGCAATACTGGTTATGGTGTTGTTTTTGATGCTCAAGGAAATCCTCAATTCTTTACATCTGGTGCATCTAGCTCTGATTTAACAAAAGACACACTTCTTGCACTTGGTGTAATGGGTGGTATTGGTCTATTAACAAGCGGTATTGGTGCTGTTGGTACTGAGGGTTTGTTAGGTAGTGCAACAGAAGCGGCAAGTGTTGGCGCTACTGAAATTGGTGGTGCATTGGGCGCTGAAGGTGGTCTTGCGGGTTCTACTGTCACAGGAATGGGCGGTGGTACTGGTTTAACAGCTGGTTCAAGCGGTTTAGGCTTAAATGCGGCAGGAACAGCGGGACTTGGAGCTTCTGGTACTGGAGCAGGAATTACAGCGGGTACTGGTTTAACAGGAACTGGTGTATTGACTGGTTCTACTCTTGGTACTGGATTGCTTGGTGGTGCGGGAACTGTCGCAGGATTGACTGGTACAGGAGTTCTTGCTGGTTCTGAACTAGGTACTGGTTTACTTGGTACAACAGGAACTGGATCATTAACTGGTACTGGTATATTAACTGGTTCTGAATTGGGTACTGGATTATTAGGTACTGGATCAGGAACTGCAGTTACTACTGGTGGCGTTACTGGATTAACGCCAGTAACTAATCTTGGCCCTACTGCTTTAAATACTGGTGTAACCCCAACAACAACCCCTATAACAACTCCGACTACTACACCGACTACTACACCGACAACAACACCAACAACACCAACTACTACTCCTACGCCTACAGGATTGTTTAATGGATTAACTGCTCAACAATTGGCTGGGTTAATTTCTGGTGGTCTTGGTACTGTTGGTGGTTTGATGCAACAACAGACTTCTAAAGAAGCTGCACAAGCCGCACAACAGCGTATTGATGCTGAGACTGCTGCCGCTAAACAAGCCGCACAATTCCGTCCTGTTGGCATGACAACAAGGTTTGGCACTTCTAGCTTTAAATATGATCCTGTTACTGGTCAGATGATTAGTGCAGGATATGAATTAACTCCTGAAGCTAAAGCTCAACAAGATCGTTTGATGGCTTTGTCTGAGCAAGGTTTGACACAAGCAGAACAAGCACAAGCACAGTTTGCTCCTTTGCAAACAGGCGCTCAAAGTTTGTTTACCCTTGGTAACAAATACTTGGCTCAGAGTCCTGAGGAAGTTGCTCAACGCTACATCAACCAACAGATGAACTTATTGCAACCAGGTCGTGAACTTGAATTGGCTAACTTGCAAAATAAACTGATGCAACAAGGTCGTTCTGGTTTGGCAGTTGCTCAAGGTGGTAGTTATGGTGCTACAACACCTGAACTTCAGGCTTTGTTTAATGCTAGAGCAGCACAAGAAGCTAAATTAGCGGCAGATGCTGAATTGGCTGGTCAACAACAAGTCACATTTGGTGCAGGATTATTGACCAAAGGTGCGGGAGCAATGGGCGACTATTATGGTGGTCAAGAGAAGGCTTATGCACCTTACACAATGGCTTCTACTAAAGCTCAAGGATTGGAAACATTAGCTCAGAAACCATTCACAATGAGTACTGATCTTGGTCAATTAAGCTCAACTGCTGGAGCAAGAGTTGGTCAACTGGGATTGCAAGGCGCTGATTACAGTACAAGATTGGCAACTGGTTCAGCAGCCACTACAAATCCATATTCAACAGTACTAGCTGGTTTGAGTGATCCTAACTCAACAATTAGCCAAGGCATTGCTGATTACATTAAGAAAAATTGGCTATAAGGAGAAAAACATGGCAGATATTATTCCTAGCTTGTTCGGGTTAACTCCTGAAATGTATGGTCAGCAACAGCAAATGGGTGCTATGAATCGTGGCATTCAGTTGGCTCAAATGTCTCCAGAGGCTCGTGGTGCGGCTATGACCTATTCAGGCGCTGCTGGTCTTGGTCGTGCTGTTGGCGGTTTGCTTGGCGCTGAAGACCCACAATTGAAGTTAATTAGCACTCGAAATGCTATTGCTCAACAGATTGACCAAACTAACCCTGAGTCGATCCTTAAAGGCGCTCAAATGTTGGCACAAGCTGGTGACCAACAAGGTGCTATGGCACTAGCGGATTATGCTCGTAAGGCACAAAGTGAAAGAGCTTTAACACAACAGCGTATGGCGGAAAAAATGACACCAGAACAGCGTAATGCATTGGCATTTGCTTCTAGTGTTGCAGAACCTGGCACTCCACAGTTCAACCAAATTTATCAAAAGACTTTATCTGAGCTAATCAGCAAAGAGAAGCCTGAGTTGACATCTCCCGAAATGAAGAATGCCAAAGCATTGGCTTTATTGGAAGGCCCAGAAGGTTCTCCAGCATTTAATGCAAAATACGCATCTGAACTACAGCGCTTGACAACTAAAGCAGAAGGCAGACCGCTCATTAAAGAAATTGGTGTTGCTGAAGGTTCAAGAGAGCCTGTCTATACCTATCAAGAAGGAAATAATCCTCCTCAACAGATTATTTATAAGACTGTTAATGGCAAACAGACAATGATTCCATATACAGGCGGTGTTGATAGAACTACTGCTAAAACTAGTGTTGGCGTTAAGTTGCCTGAAGGTGAATCAGAGTTTGTTAAAGCACTTGGTAAGAAAGATGCAGAACGAGTTGATGCCGCAATTACAACTCGTGATACAGCAGTTTCTTCTATCAATTCACTCAATAAATTGGCACTTTTACCAGACAATGAGTTGATTACAGGCCAATTTGCAACAGGTCGTGTTGGCGCTACAAACTTGCTTACAACACTTGGATTGGCTTCACCTAGTGATGCTAGAAAACTAGCTTCTAGTCAAGAATACCAAAAGGTTGCTGGCGATGTTATTTTGCAAACACTTGGTGGTAAATTGGGTTCTGGCTTTTCGAATGCTGATCGTGAGTTTATTCAAGGTCTTATTCCTCAACTTGAAACAAACCCTGCTGCTCGTAGACAACTTATTTCTTTTATGCAAGCAAAGAATCAAGAAATTATTGCTGAAACAATTAGGCTTGAAAACTATGCTCGTGACAAAAAAGGTTTGTCAGGATTTACGCCTAAGATTCCAATGTCTGTTGCACCTAGCCAGCCAAGACCATATTCTGGCTTGAGTGATGCTGAACTTAATGCAAGAATTAGAGCCGCACAAGCTCAACAACCACAATAAGGGGTGAAACATGGCTGACAATTTGGCAGAACTCATTGCTGAAAGAGAAAGACGAGCTGGTCGAGTTACTGGCGGTGTTGGTAGTGTTCTTGAGCCTAAGAAAGAAACTACAACTCTTGATGAGGTCAAAAAGGCTGTTACATCACTTCTAAAAGGCTCTACAAAGGGTGTTATTGACATCATTGGTGGTTGGGGAAACCTATACGATGTAATCAAGGAAAGCAAAGAGCCTAATCCTTTGTCTAGTCGTGGATTAGTCAATGCCATCTCTAGAGCTGGTGGCCCTGATCTAATGAAGTTAGAAGGCTACAGGGGTTTGTATGACATTGGTCAGGCAGGCGCTCCTGCGGCTTTGATGACTGCTGTTGCACCAGGCAGTAGTTTGTTTAACTTGTCTACTCCTGCTCGTACTGCTGCGGCTGAATTTACGACTGCGGGTGGATTGGGATTGTTGTCTCAACAAGTTGCTCCTGAGAGTGCCGCTGCTCAACTCACAATGCAAACCTTACCTTACTTGGTTAAGGGTGGTGTTAGTGGCTATCGTTCTAAAGCACAACAAGACAAGATTGAAGAATACAAAAAGTTACTTCCTTCTGGTGACAAGAACATCTTTGAAGAGTTTATGCTTCGTGGACAGGCATCTTCTGATCCTGTCATTGCCGCTGACATTGCTCGTCTTTCACGCTCACCAAAGTATTTGGAGTTGATTACAGCTTTAAATGAAGGTGCTGCGAAGAAGGCTGTTATGGGTATTGAGCCTAAAGGCGCTCCATTAACTCAAGAACAAGCTAAAGTAGGAATTATTCAAAGCATTCAAAACAAACTTGAAGGTATGCGTGATAGCAAAACATCAGGCTTGTTTGAAAAAGCAAAAGGTTATGGTGCAAAAACACCTTTGGTTGACCCATCTACAACAATAGCAAACATTGATGGTTTGATTGCTAGATATAGTGAGCAAATGACACCTAATGCAGATCGTGCTGTTCAAGTTCTTGAAGGCATGAAACAGCGTTTACTTACAGAAGTAGCGGTTAGCCCTGAACAAGCGGCATTCAAAGGGGTTGCAGGCCCAGTAGAGACTACAAACAAGCGTACTGTTGAGCAAGTTCAAGGAATCTTGTCTGAGTTTGGCAAGAAGGCATCTGCTGGTGACAACTTAATCAAAGATTTGTCTATCTCTGATGAACGAATCATTTCAAGTGCTATTTTTGGTGGCATGAAAGAAGATTTAAGAAACGCTATTAAGACCTCTACTGGTAAAGATAAAGCGGCTCTTAATTTGCTTGCTGAAGCTCGTAGTCGTGTTGAGAAGTCAAGTACAGCATATCGTGAAGCAATTGCTCAAGGAATGCCTGCTTTCTTGCAAAACAAGACGCTTGCGGATATATCGCCTGAAGAGCTTTTTGCGACCTATAAAGCATTGACTCCAAACCAAAGAGCAACAATGCGTTCATGGGTTGAGAATACAGATACAGCCGCTTTGAATGTTCTTGATAAACAAGTATTTGATGACTTTGTTGCAAAAGCAAAAACACCGAATGCTACTGGTGTAGAAACTGTCAATTTGGAGTTGATGTCTAAAAACTGGCGTGGGCTTAGTGAAAATGATCGTGACGCTTTGGCTACTGCTCTTGGTACTAATGCTTCAGAGTTTGGCAATCGAATGAAAGATGCTGAATTGATGACACGCAAGATGAGTGTTGTTAAGCCTACAGAGCCACCGATTATTGGCGGTGAAACTGTTCGTGAAGCATCTGCTGTTTTGGGTGCTACAGGAGGTTATTCAGCATCTAAGGTTGGTCAACTAGGCTTGGATATTGTTAATTCGTTTAGCAAGGGTGGTTTGAATGAAGACCAACTGATGAAGGCTTTGTTGACTCCAGAAGGCGCTCAATTCTTGAAAACTGCAGCGTTGAGTCCAAGGTCTGCTAATGTTTTGTCAGATTTGACCAAAATGGAAAACACAAATCCTGTTGCTAAGTGGATGGTTGGAACTACTGCCAGGTTTGGCCCAAGAATGGGTAGTGCTGAACAACCTACTGTTCAAACAGAACAAGAGGCGATGGCTGGTCAAAATGAACTTGCTGAGTTGCTTAAAGAACAGCAATTGCGTCAAGGACAACCACAGACTGAGCCTTTGCAGTAATGTTTGAATGGACTGTTGAGTATTTAGCGGCAGTCCTTCTTAGTTGTTTTGTCATTTACTGTAGTTATATTGTTGTATGGGCATTTCCATGATCGCCTTTCTCTTGGCGGCAACCATTGAATACCGATGTGTTAAATGGACTTGGACTGGCAATGCGTTGAACCGCAGAGTAGTCTGTCTCAAGTGGGAGAAGAGAAAATGATTGATCCGATTAGTGCGTTAAATGGCTTACAGAACGCCATTTCGATGGTTAAGAAGGCTAGTAAGGTAGCCAATGATTTAGGCGGTCTTGCCCCAATGATTGGCAAGATGTTTGATGCTAAGAGTGTTGCCACTAAAGCGATGCTTGAAGCCAAGCGTGAAAAGCGTGGTTCAAACATGGGTGCTGCTCTACAGATTGAGATGGCACTTGAGCAAGCCAGAGCGTTTGAAGAAGAACTCAAGATGTTGTTCATGCAGACAGGCAAGATTGATGTCTGGAACAAGATTAAAGAGCGTCAAGCTGAGATGGACAGGGATGATGCTAAAGAGATAGCTGCCTTGAGAGCCGCTGAGAAGAAAGCTAAACAAAAAGAAGAAGAGATGCAAGAGTGGGCAATCATCATTGGTGGCATTGTCTTTGTTCTGTTTTTGGTGTTCATTGGCATCAACGAGCTAATGAGTCTATGTCCTAAAGGAGGATGCGGAAGATGACATACTTTGATGTATTTCTTTGTGCTGCTGTTCCTTTAAACTATTTTTTTTGGATAGTTGTTTATCCATATTTGAGCAATGAATGAGTATCAAAAACAATTTGATATGTTTCTCAAGGTATTCATTTACGGGTGTGTTGCTTGGTGGTTTCTAGGTTTTCTAAAGTTCTTACCTGATGACTTATCAAACAAAATTGTGGCACTTTTATTGGGGAAGATTGGGTTATGAAAATATCAACTTACCAACAAAATGCAAGGATGCTTTGGGAGGCTCATCGGGTGATCCACCAACAGAATATGGCAAGGTTAGCCGAGCTGAACAGACAAGCAGACCAACAACAGAAAGCCCAAGAGATCAAAACCCATTGGATTAAGAACTCGCAAGTGGATGTAATGGTATGAGATATTTGCTTTTGTTATTGCTGTTAACTGGCTGTGAAGACAGATATCGCTATAAGTGCCAAAACCCTGACTACTTCCATGCCGAAGAATGTCAAAAGCCTAAATGCTTGTTTACTCAGCAATGCCCAGAATACTTGGTAGCACCAATTCTTGAGAAAAAGGTTAACGATGTCCAACCAGAAAATAAACCTAACCCCTGACGAAATCGAAGTACGAATCTGGGGTTTTGTCGTTATTGCAGTAACCCTAATTCTTTGCTTCATCGTTGTCGCCTTGCTCTACTCTGTCACATTTGTGACACAGCCTATCAAGAGTATGGCCCCGATTGACCAAGCCTACACAAAAATGCTCAACGACATCGTTTTGTTGATTGTTGGCGGTATTGGTGGCGTGATGAGTAAGAGAGCAGTAGCCGCAGGATCAAAGGCTTTTGGAGCGCCTCAACCTCCAATGCAACCAATGTGTCAACCAATGGGCAATAACGGCTCTATGGGCGGTTTTAACGCTTCCTATGCACCTCCACAGTCTGCTTATGGTTTGCCAAGCCAACCTTTTGGTGCAATGCCTGTTTGGAAGAATCCTGAATTGGATGAATCTTGGACACCTGGACCACCACCAACGACTCCACCTGACCACTTGGAAGACGATGAAGAGCGTGTTGAGTTGGCTAAAGCCCGTGAGGAGGCTGAGTAATGCTACCCATACCTTTACCTTGGTTAATAGTCGGTGTTCTCATTTCCTTATTTGGAACTTACAGGGTAGGACACCACTATGGATGGTTAGAGCGTGATGGCGATATGAAGATTGCCATTGCCAAAAAGAATGATGAAGCTCGTCAGATAGAGCAAAACATGAACGAGAAACTTAACCAACAATCTGCAAAATTACAGGAGGCTAATGATGCCATCAACAAAAAAACTACTGCTCTTGCTGTTGCCAATCGTGCTGGCAAGCTGCGCCTCTGCCCCACAAGTAACATACAAACCACCTCAAGTGCCTCCATTACCAGCACAAATACAGAAACAACCAGTCAATCTGACAGACCGACTGACACAGCTTCTGATGCCGAAAGAGCAACCATCGAAGCCATCGCAGAAATAGTAGCCCAAGGGGATAAAAATACTGCTGCTTTAAATGCTTGTGTGGACTCGTACAACCAGATGAGAGACTTGTTAAATGCTAAGGCGCAGTAGGATGCCATGTTTTTTTGGCATTTATATAAGCATCTCTAGCATCTTCTGGAGTCTTGAATCTACCAAGGTTTTTTTGCATTCCATTGACTTGAATATGTGCTTGCCAAAGCAAAGTTCCTTTGATTGCGGAAACACCTAGATATGGATTTTTTCCTCTTGGACTTCTTAAGTTTTGTTGGTTTTCTGATGTTGTTACAACTCGTAAATTAGATATGCGGTTATCAATTCGGTTGCCATTTATATGGTCAATTTGACCATTTGGAAATTCTCTATGCTCCATAAACCAAGCAAGTCTATGTGCAAGATATTTTTTTCTATTGATTGTTATAAGAATATAGCCATTGTTTTGCGGAGTGCCTGCTGTTGCTCCAGATGGAACTTTGCTGTTAACTCGAACTTTCCACTTGAACATCCCTGTTTCTCGACAGTATTCAAGAATTTTAGAAACTTCTATAAAATCAAGATTGCTCATGCTGTTGTTCCTGTAAAACAATGGTATTTGAAGTGGGTAACGGGGACTGCAATCCCTGTTACTCGCGATTTTACTTTAAAGGTAAATTATGGTCAACGCTGAACAATTAGCTAAATTACACATTGGCCCAGAATGGGTTGATGGTTTAAATGCAACATTTGAAAAATTTGACATTATGACTCCGTTGCGAATGGCTGCATTTATCGGTCAATGCGCACACGAGTCTGGAAATTTCAAACTTTTATCAGAAAATTTGAACTATCGTGCAGAGGCTTTGCAGAAGTTATGGCCCAAACGATTTGATGCCGCTAAAGCACAGGCTTGCGCTAGAAACCCTAAGTTGATTGCCAATACTGTTTACTCAAATCGTATGGGAAACAGGGATGAGGCTTCTGGTGATGGGTGGCGTTTCCGTGGTCGCGGTTGCATTCAGTTGACTGGTCACGCCAATTACTACCATGCTGGTCAAGCCTTGGGTGTAGATTTTGTTATGAACCCTGAGTTAGTGGCTACTCCAATGTATGCCGCACTAACAGCAGGGTGGTTTTGGAACACTCACAAGCTAAACCAATATGCTGATTCCAGAGACTACAAAACCATGACTAAGAAGATAAATGGTGGTTTTATTGGTCTTGCAGACAGGGAAAAGCATATCAATCATGCTCTAGCAGTTCTTACTGCTTGACAAAGATGCCTTCTTTAGTTAGATAGCCTTTGCGGTCTTTAATCTCCTCGTAAGCGCCTTTAAAGCACTCTACAAGGTCTAAATCCGCACAAGCGCAACCCATTACTAGGGTAACGAGAATATCTCCGTATGCGTCTGCCATTGCCGCTCTATCGTTATTTCTGATGGCATCAATGAGTTCATCAAGCTCTTCTTGAGTCTTGATTGCTTGAGCAGCGGCAGTAGAGTTCTGGACAATGCCTCTATCCTCTCCCCATTGAATAACTTTCATTTCTGTATTGGCATAGCTCATTTAAGTCTCCTAAATTGTTCTTTAATCATTTCTGGTGGTGGTGGAGTCATTTTCTCACTTGGAGGAGTCCAACCATGTTTCTTCCAAAGTGCTTGGACATCCGATCCAGACTCCCATTTAAAGTCTTTCA